CTGCTCGAATTCCCCGCCTTGGACCATGTCGGCCATGCTGATAGTACCCGGCGCAGGCAACGGCGGCAGCCCCATTCCGCGGTGCAGCACCTGCGACTCGACCTTGGGCGCGCGGTTGATAGCGTGATACAAGGTGTCGCGCTCGCTCGCCCCCAGGGCGAACGTCTCCTCGTTGAAGCGCTGCGCGAGGCCACGCTCGATCTGCGAGATCCGGTTGTAACCCAAACTCTGCCACGAGCTGAACGCGATCCTTTCATCCGACGATAGCCCGTCGAACCATTTCTTATAAGCCGCCTTGTATTCGGCCGAATTGCGATCGGCGTAGACCGCCCCCGCCTTGGCGGAGTCGAGCGCCGGAGGGAACGAAGAAGCCGGCTGAGTTGCGGCCGCTCGTTCCGCCGTGCCCCTCGCCAGCGCCGCAGCCTCCTCCGCAGCCTCCACGGCCCGCTGCTCGGCCAGCTTCTTCGCGAACTCGGCCTCCTGCTTCGCCGCAATTACCTCGGGAAGCTCCTGATTGAGGTTCTGGGCCTGTATCAGCTTCACGTCCAGCACCGCATCGACCTCCGCCGACGCCAGGTCCAGCCGGGACTTGATCGTCTTGTAGTCGCGCCCCATCTTGAGGTCGTGCAGCGCCGAGCGGTTCAGGGAGATCAGATCGGTCCGGCGGACGACAAGCGCCTCCAGCTGCGCGATCTCGAAGAGGACCTTTTGCGCCTCAGGGCTGCCAGGCGCGAGCACCTTCAGCTCCAGGCGCTTCGCGTCCAGCGTGCCGCTCTTGGCGGCCAGGTCGTCCGACGACAGCTCCAGAAGCCGCTCGATGCTTTCCAGCTCGGCCTTCGTCGCCGGCGTCCCCACGATCGGATCGATCTTCTTCGATACTTTCCGGGCCTGGGCCGCCAGTGCAGCCGCAGCCTCCTTCTTCTTCGCGGCGACGCCGGCGGCCTTCTCAGCCTGGTCCGCGGCCTTCTTCTTGGCGAGCGCATCAGCCACGCCCTGCTTCTCCGCAGCCACCTGCGCCGCAGCGACCTTCTTGGCTTCGTCGCTGGCCTTCTTGGCGGCAGCCACCTCGGCCTTCTGCGCGGCGGCGAGCGCGGCGGCCTTGGCCTTCTCGGCCTGTAGCGCGAGCTTGGCGTTCTTGGCCTCCAGCTTCGCCAGGGCGGCCTGCGCCTTGGTCGACAGCCCGGACGGCGACGGTAGCCCCGCGGGCGCAGCGGCGGGCGCCCCCAGGCCGCCGGCGGGCGCCTGCGGCACAGCGGGCTTTACCTTCTTGGTAATCTTTTTCGCCGCCTTCTTTTTGCCACCGCCCACGCCGCCGGCGACCGGCGCCGGCAGCGGGAGATCGGGCGACACGTCCCCACCCGAGAACTTCGACGGCTTGATGCCGAGCGCGCTGAGCGACAGCGAGTCGTCCTTTGCCAGCTCGGACAGCGACAGCTCGCGGCCCTGGGGCGAGACGAACTTGTCCAGCGTCGCGCCATCCCGAAACAGCTTCGCGCGCGCGGGCCCGAGAATTTCGTTCTGGAATGCGGGCGGCTGCCCGCGCAGCCAGTCGTTGTAGGACAGCTTCGCGGGCGCCTGGCCCGTCAGCTCGCGGACGCGCTGCCGGCGGAAAGCATCGAAGCCGCCCTTCTTGCCAGCCGGCAGCCCGTCGCGCGTCTTGGACACCTTGAAGCCGCCCTTGTTGGCGTACTCGCGCAACAGCTGCTGCTCGGTGAAGTTGCGCGTCGGGCGCGTGCCGAGCACCTCGCCATCGACGACGGGCGAGATGACCGAGCGCTCGCCCCAGTGCAGCGGCAGCGTCGGCGATTCGCCGGTCGGGAAGACTCGGCCGTCGAGCGAGCGGCAGATTGGCGTCGTCCGCGAATCGAGCGTCGCGGTGAACAGCTCGCCGCTCAGCAGGTCCTCGTTGTCCCGGAACAGCTCGCGGCGCGATGCGGCCGCGATCGAATTCGTGGCCGTCCGCGTCAGCGATTCAGCATGCCGGCGCGTGATCGCCGTCGCGCCGTCGGCGCCCTTCTTGCTGACGGAACCGACGACCCGTCGCGAGATTTGCCGGATATCCTCGCCCTGCGTCAGCCCGATCTGAATCTGCTGGTGGATTCGGGAGATGTCCGACGACTCGATCCCGTCCGCCCATTCGCTCAGGGTCGCGCCCAGGAACGGCTGCGTCGACACGATGGCGCGCAGCCGCGTCGCGTCGGGAAGGCCGAGGCCTAGCTCGACGGGAGACGCCCCGTTCATGATGCCGGCGACCATCTTGGCCTCGGCGCCGGCGAGCGCGCCCATCTCGTCGACCCACGTCTTCTTGACCTTGCCCCAGGCCTCGACCCGCGTCTCGCGCAGCGAGCCGAGCAGCGCGACCACCCGCCGCTGCCGCGCCGGCGTCGTGGCCTTTCCGACGACCGAGCGCAGCGATGAGTCGATCCGGGCGCGCATGTCCGCCTCTGTGGCGTCCAGCAGCGACCACACCCGCGAGCGGACGCCGGCGGAATAGCCGAGCAGCCCGACCTGGTGACGCACCATGGCCGCCAGAATCTGCTCGTTGGAGGTCGCCATGCCGTCGCCCTAGCCGTCGACGGCCGCGTCGTCAGCCGCCTCGTCGTCCGCCTCGTCGTCCGCAGCCTCGGGGCCCACCGCCTCGGGGCCCGCTGGATCGGTCGACATTTTGGGAATCATGTCGAGGTCGATTTCGTCCTCGATCTCCTGCACCTCGTCCTCGAACTCGTTGTCAGTCATCCCGCGCGCGCGCATGATTTTGTGGATCGATTCGAGCGACAGCGGTGCGCCGAGCCCCTTCGCGCCCATCAGGTCTAGCAAGTCCTTCCCGGTCATCGAGTCCTGGACGAAGTCGACGTTCGGCTCGACCATGACCTCGTCCGGATTCGCACCGACCCACACCGCAGCGATGCGGAGGATCTCCTGCAAAGCGAACGCGGCCGTCGTCGCGATTGAGCGCAGCGTCGTCGTGCGGGCCGCGACCCGCACCCGCAGCGCGTCCCCGCTTTCGCGCTCGCGGCTCGTTTCGTTCAGCAGCGCGCCGGCCTTCTCCTGCGCTCGCGCGTAGTCGTTCTCAAGCGCCGTCCGCATCTCCGGCAGCCCCTGCGAGTCGACCCCGATGTACTTCGCGTCGCCACCGATGGGCAGCGTGATGGCCGCGCCGGCACCCGTGCGGTAGTTGGCCTCCTCGTCGACCGGGCCGCCGATCACAACCAGCGTGTCCTGGCTCTGCATGTACAACGATTGCCGATAATCGGCCTCGCCGCGGTAGATCGTCAGGGACAGATTCGACAGCCCGAGCAGCGGCGGCGCGTCCGGCTCCGGGACGATGTCCTTCGTGTTCGCGAACACGAACGGGATCCGGTCCAGCGTCTTTCCGCGGAACACCGGCGACGCCATCGCGCTCTCCGTGAATGAGTCGTCCTCGGTGAACACCCCGACCCGGTAGACCGAGCCGCCCTCGCTCTCCTCGTTCTCCAGCACCTCGCCCAGCACCAGGACGCGATAGCGCTCCTCGGTTTCCCACTCGAACCCATCGCCCGTGCGCACCGGCTCGGTCTCGTTGAGGACGACCAGGTTCAGGGCCTCCGGCTTCGGAAGGTCCCGCCCGCCAGCGTCCCAGTTGATGATCGATTCTGCGATGTACGTCGCGATGTAGGGCACGGCGTCGCGCGCCTGGATCGGCTCCAGCGTCGGCGCGTCGAGCAGCAGCCCAGCGCGGCCGCTGATCAGCTGCTCCTCGGTGATCCGGCGGAGCAGCATCTCCAGCGATTCATTCGCGAGCGTCGCCCGTTCGCGCATGGGCTCCAGTGCAGCCGGCAGCTCGATGATGGGCGGCTTTGCATGAATGATGCCGACCATCGACTGCACGGCCTCGCGCACCAGCTCTGGGTACGACGCGCGGCCGCGATAGGCGAGATAAGCGGCATAGCCCCGGCTCGCCGTGCTGCCCACGCCGAAGCCGTCGAGCACCATGCCCGAGGTCGGCGCCAGGTAACGCGACCCGCGCTCCTTGACCGCCCTTTCGCCCGAATGCGTGTCCCGCATCTGCGCCCAGTCGGCGAGGCGCTCGGAGTAGGCCGGATGCTTGCTGCTGACGCTCATGGTTTAGGACTCTTTCGGCGCCTGGCCGAGCAGGAATTCGGAGCAGGTCGCTTGGGAGAACAGGGACAGCCCCGGCTTCATTAACCGGCCCGAGGCGGCGAGCAGCGGGCGCGCGGGAACGATGGAGAACTGCTCCTCGGTGCTCGCGCCCGGTGGCCGTGAGGCCAGCAGCGCGACCCGCGCAGCCAGGTCCGCGGCGCCGACGCGGAACGTCCGCACCTCGCCCGTCGCCTGGTCCGTCACCCGCACCTCGCGCCGGTCGTCTGGTTCACCCACGCCGGCGAGCATATCTCGGCGGCCGAGGCGCCACTAGGACGCGGCCTAGAACATGCCCGTTGTCCCGCCCTGGGCGACCCGAGCGTTTCGAGCGCGAACGCGGTATCGGGCCTCGTCGGCGATGTGGTCCTCGGCGTTCGTGTCGATGTCGTCCAGGTCCTTCTCATCCCGCGGCAGCGCGAGCACCGTGCGCAGGAATTGCCCGCATTCGTCGCCGACGACGAACAGCCCAGGCTCCTCGCGAGGCAGCCCTTTCCGCGGTTGAGCGGCCCGGATCATCTGTCTCATGGCCTCCCATCCGTTCTTCCGGGACCCCGGCGACTTGTCCGACGGCAGCCAGCTAATGCCTCGATAGACCCGGCCGTCCGGGAACCGCACCGGCCGCTGCATCTCCGATGCGATCGAGCGCCCGTCCTCGACGGTGAAGATTGCCGAGTCGGCCACGCCGGCCTTCACGCGCGTATAGTCGTCGCGGCGCCACCCCCACGCGACCTCGCGATCGATGATGCCGGCCGAGATGTCCGTCGACAGCATGCGCAGCCCCTCATTGGGGCGGCCGGTGGAGCCGTACCACTCGCGAACGCGGAACAGGTCGCCGCGCACCGTCGCCATGCGCCGGCCGTCGAAAAAGAGCAGGTCGCTGCCGTCGCTCTCGGCCCACCATCCGACCGAAAACGGCTTCGACGACCCCCAGTCGAACGACCGATCGATGCGCCACGACGCCGGCACCTCGAACCGTGGGACGACGTTGTGCGTCATCGACCACAGATCCGAGAACATCCCGCCTGCCACGTACTCCCACGATCCGCGCGACCAGGCCTCGGCCATGGCCTTATTGTGCGCAGCGGCGGCGATCGTCTGCTTGTAGTTGGGATCCGCGATCGCGAGCGCGCGGTTCTCCCTCATGTGCGAGTGAATGGCGCACCGCGGCGGTTCGAGCTGCCCGTTGAGGTCGCGCGAGTCGATGACGACGATCGTCTCCCACCATTTGCCATGCAGGCGGAAGCGCTCCTTGACCCAGTTGTGACCGACGCCGTAGGGGTTCGTGGTCGACCGAATCATGCGCGGCACGTTGACGCTCGACGAGCGGCAGCAGGAGAACATCACGCGATAGCAGCGATCGTCAGGCCAGCTTGTCAGCTCCTCCCAGCCAATAAATGGGTACTCGTGGCCGTGGTAGTTCCAATAGTCGTCGGCGTTGCGCATGTACCGCAAGAACAGGACCTCGCCGCCCTCGAACTCCCACGCCATGCGCTGCCTGTTGAACTGGGCGCTCGGGAAGATTTGACGGAACCAGCGCTCGGACTTTGCGACGACGTCGGCGAGCTGCGCGAAAGTCTCGCGAAAGATGATGCCGCGCCACGCGGCGCCGTGGCCGAGCCCGACGTGCTGCGCGAAAGTCATTAGCAGCGAGTCGGTCTTGCCGCCTCCGCGCGTGCCGTGGACTAGGACCTCGAACAGGGGGCACGACATGAACGCCTCCTGCGACCCAGGCATTGGCGACCACACAACGCGGCGGCCGTCGACGATGCGCTCCGGGGCGGGGCCCGACGGGGCCCGCGACCGCGCAGCGGCGAGCGCGGCCTCGAACGCGGCGAGGTCCTCAGGGGACGGGATCGACGGCGGCGCTGCGCTGGGGGCGCCGAGGGCGCCGTGAGCACCGAGGGCAACGTGAGCACCGAGGGCGCCGGGATTTGCAGGCGAGGGCGACACGCGCTACATCTCGCTGCGCCGGCGCAGCCATTCGCGCCAGTGGACCCAGGCGCCGTTTGATCCAACGAACCCCCACTCGCGGCGCCTGGGGCCGCACAGAACGAGCGTCCACACCGGGCGGCCAGGCGACCTCGGGAGCAGCGAGCTGATTCGGTGCAGCTGCTCCGCGCGCCCGAAGTTGAGCCAGCGAATCAGGCGGACCTGGATCATCGGAACTCCGACGCGGTCCAGCGAATAGTGGCAGCCCACCATGCTCGGCTTCTTGCGCGATCCGCCGGCGTCTCGCGCCGGCCGCTCTTCGTAGTACGCGCCGAGCAGCACGATTGAGATGAACGACCACGGATGATCGTGCATCTCCTTGTCTCCGTCGGGCGAGCAGATCTTGTGGATCTTGACCGAGAACAGCGGCGTCTCGATCACGTTCAGGCGCCACAGGTAGGTCTCGCGCCGAACGACCACCAGCGACGCATAGCCGTCGCTCCAGCGCGGCTCGTAGACCGGCTTGTCGACGCGCTGGACGCGGAAGAACTGCCAGCGCGTCATGCGCCCACCCCGCCGTCGTCGTCGCCGTCGTCGTCGTCGCCGCCGACCGGCTCGCACGAAGGCGAGCCGCACCGATCGCATTTGATCGCCGTCTCGTCTTCGGACAACGAATACAGTCTCGACTGCGTCGCCGAGCAAACGCGGCACATCAGGCGCGACGCGGTCCAGAACCGGCCGTCACCCCTCGGCGGCATCGGCGCGGTCCGCGACCACGTTCGAGCGCACCGCGAGCAGATCATCGACAGGCGCTGGGGCGTCACCTTCAATTCGGTGCCGGCCCAATCGATGTGCAGCGCGCCGTTGCAGGCGAGGCACGTCGAGGTCTTGCCGGCGCCGGGCGACCGCGTCATTGGAGGACCTCCACGTCTTGAGCCGGCTCGGCCAGCGCGGCATTGCGACCGACCTGGTCGGCGATCCAGTCGTCGGGCGAGACCGTGGGCGGCGGGACGAGCACGCCGCTCTTGATCTCGACCTCGACGACCGAGCGCTCGCGCCATCCGGCCCGCGTTTTCAGCCAGAAGATGGCGGCCGTGTCGGACGCGCCGTCGGCGGCGCGTTTGAACAGCGCCTGCGCGACGCGGGAATTCGAGATCACGGGGCCCTGCTCCAGCTCGCGCGAAAAGCCGGACTTCAGGGTCGCGACCGAGATCGGAAGGCGCGTCGCTGGATGAATCACCATCAGGGCGATCTGCTCCTGTGGCGTCCCCAGGCCGGCGAGCGTTTGCACGCGGGCGCGATCCTCGGGCGTCGGCGCGAACCCGACCTGGGACCCGGCCCAGCGGCTCTTACCGTCAGGGGCGGCCGGGATGATGCCGGCGTCGAGCAGGGCCGTTTCCGCGAGGCCGCGGACGCGGTCCTGGCGGTCGCGGATGACGGCGCGCGCGCGGGCGCGGGCGGC